AGGTCTTGCGTCTCTTGGTCAATTTTCAGTGTGATGTTCTCCATTTGGCCTCCTTACTGCGGGCCGCCCGTCGTGCCGCCGCTATCGCCTGGATGCGTGTGCGTCGTCATTTCAATGCCGCCAGCTGATAGTGTGCCGGTCACGGTGACGTTGCCGTTGATCTTCACACCATCGGCAGAAACGGCGATATAGGTGCCGCCAGCCGCCACCACGACGGCGTTGCCAGGCAGGCCGGTCGGGGCCTTTCCGTCCGGGCAGACGCCACCGACGAACAGCCCGTCCTCCGGCGCGTGATTGCGGGCCGTGTTCGGCTCCGCCTCCGCGCCGGTTTGAAGAACTGCATCGGCGTCGAAGTCCGACACGATTACCCAGCCGACGTCGCCGCGCTTGTACCACGGGCGGATCGTGAACTCGCCCGCACACAGGCAGGCGACGCGTAGCCCCATCAGCGGGGCCGCGCTGGCGTACTGGCCGTCGATGCTCTCTTTCACCAGCGGCTGCACGTCCACGGTCATTTTGTCAGGATAAAAAGCCAGGACCTTGACAGGCATGGAGACGCGGACGCCCGCCCTGTTCTTCTCGCTCTCAGCGGCGCGCAGGTCTGATTGTTTACTTCCGTAACTCATGCCGGTTTTACCTCCACGGTAGTTTTCCAGTTGCCGGACCGCGTTCCCTCATGGACGCCAGAGACCACCATGAAGGTGCCGTTGGTCTGGCTGTCGCGGATCACGATCTTGTCGGCGACGCCGATGTGATAATTCAGCAGACAGTCGCGGGACAGGTTGCCCTCGTCTTCTGCCTGCTGGCTGCGTGTCTTCTCCGTCGCCGTGGTCTTCGTGTTGATGTTCTGGCTCTCTGATGTCGATGCCGATTTCAGCAGGCCCGTCTGCGGCGTCAGCAGATAGCCGGTCGTGATCCCTTCCTCTGGCGGGTTTATGATGATCTGCCCGCAGCGGATCACCAGCCTGGACTTGCAGTCGCTGCAGGCGATCTCTGTCAGCACGTCTTTCAGCTTCCCGCGGCAGACGCGGCAGCCTGGGTAGTGCTTGTTCTCTGCCAGCTTCACCATCGCCACCTCCACGCCGAAGATGTTCAGCAGGTCGTCGATGATGTCCTTGGCGTACATTCCCGCCTTGTATGTCTTGTTGACATAGGTGCCCAGCCATTCCTCCAGGCAGTCGGCCGCCGTGATCTTGGTGATGATGTCCAGGTTTTCGTGCTGGTGGGAATAGTCCGCGATAGCGCCGACGAAGATGCAGCCGACGTCGCCCTTGTAGCCCGCGGTGATAATGACGGCGTCGCCTTTTTTCAGCGACGCCCTTGTAGACGGAGACAGGTTGTAGACCTCCAGCTGGGCGGTCGATACCTTCGCGCGATCCTCGAACTGCACCTTGAAGGAAAAGTTCAGCCCGTCCAGCGTGTATTGATTGCCGCCCAGCGTCAGGGTGGCCTGTCTTAGCCACATGCGCATCAGCTCTCACCCCCTGGCCGGTCGAACAGATACAGGCGCACCTTCGTGCCGAAGTTGTCGTAGGTGATCGTGTCAATCTCGTCGCCGGTCAGGCACAGCGGGCAGATCACCGGCAGCGGGTAGCGTTCGTCGTTGAAGGCTTCAAACAGCGGCTTGCCGTAGCGAAGCACTTCGCCGTAGACCAGCGGCGTGTTGCCGCCGCTGTTGCTGATCTCCAGGCTGACGGTGAAGAAGTCCGCCGCTTCGTTGTAGGCGAACGTCATGCGGTAGGTGCGGTCTGTCAGCTTCACCAGTAACGAACAGGGAACACGATCACTGTCAACGTCGATAAAGTGGATTTCCTGTCCGCTCTCGATCAATTTCACTTAATCGCCTCCCTGTTGTACCCTGCATAGCTGGGGTTTGTCCGTCCTGTCGCCACGGACGGGTTTGTGTTCTTGCTGTTGAAGCTCGCCACATAGGCAGCATAATCGCTGCCCGTTGTCACCAGCCCGTTCTGCGTGGTGGACTTCGCAGACTTGGCCGCCGACGCCGCCACCGGCGCGCTGGCGTCCTGTTGGCTCATGGCTGGGGCCTGAATGTCAACGAACGCAGCCGACGTGATCGTGATCTGCTGGAAGCTCACGGTGAAGCCGAAGCCCGCAGCGTTGTCAGGGGTGCGGGTCCGTTTCAGGTTGATGATCAACAAATTGTTGAACGCCTCCGCGCCCCTGTAGGTCAGAAGGTCGCGGTTGCGCCACATCGCCTCCAGCGTCGCATAGCCCGCGGCGGTGGAGACGATGCCGGTGATAGAGAACTTGATCGGGTCCAGAACGGCGTGGTCGGTGATCTTACCGCCGCCCTCGATGGGGTTGCTTGTCACCTGGCTGGACATGGTGGGGGACTCGTTGGTGATAGTGCCCGTGCGGTCGAACACTACCGTCCCACTGTCGCCGCTCAGAATATAAGACATTCGTCACCCCTCCTTACGCCAGAGACGCCTGCAGCGCCTCGATGTTCGTGTCCTCGTTCTGCATCTGTCGGTAGGCGTCGCGGCACATTTGCAGGAACCACGTCTTCGTCTGCTCCTTCTCCTCGTCGCTGGCGTTGCCGGACATGGTAACGCTGATCTGCGGGGCGAAGGTGACAGACTTGGAGTGGCGGGACGTGTTGATGATGTTCTCGGTCTGATCCGCGGGGATGATCTGGCTGCCGCTCGGCAGGATTGCCATTTCGCCGCCCTGCTCGTTGATGCGGGTCAGGCCGCCGCCGAAGTCGTTCGTGCCGCTGGCATGGCCCTGCACGGGTGTCGAAGTAACGCCGCCCGTGCTGATCGTGATGCTGCCCACGCTGTTGATGGCGTTTTTCAGCTTTTGCAGCTCTGTGATCGTCGCCGACACGGCGCTGGCTGCCGCCGTCTTCATGCGGTCCCACGCGCTTTCTGCCTGCGCCGCCATAGCGCCGTAGGTGTCGTTCGCGCTGGTGCCGATTTCCTCCAAGCCGCTGGTCGCCGTCTCTTTGGCGGCTCCCCAGCTTTCCTCGGCCATGATCGGGGCGGTGTCCATCGCGGACTGGATCGCGCCGGTGTAGGCACTGGTGTCCGGAATTTCAACCGCAGGCATTTCTATCGTGCCGATGTCCGGAATGGACGACGCCACGCTGTTGGTACTCTCGGCCAGGTCCTCCATGCCGCCCTGTGCTTCCTTTGCGCCGCCGAACAGCTTGTCGAAGAAGTTCACCACAGCACCCACGCCGTCAGCTACCCAGCCGATGATCGTGCCGATCACATCGGCGACGACGGTCAGTATCTGGCCGATCACCTGTAGGATCGGGGCGATGGCTTGCAGCAGCGGGGCCACGACGCCCAGCAGCTGCGCGATGGGCGGCAGGATCGCCGACGCGATCGTGGAGATGATCGGCATGAGCGGGACCAGGATGTCATTGCACACGACGTTCAGGATCGTGGTCAGCGGGGGCAGCAGCGCACCCACCAGCATGGACAGGATCGACGCCAGCGGGGGCAGCAGCGTTGCCGCCAGATTCCCGATCACGGGGATCAGTGGCTGCATCACTTGGAAGATCAGTGCCAGCGCATCGCAGAACACAGGCAGCAGCTGGCTGCCCAGCTGCACCAGGATCGGGATCGCCTGCGACAGACCGTCCGCCAGCAGGTCCACCAGCTGCATGAGCATCGGCTCAATGGTGGGCCAGCTGTCGATGATCGTGTTGAAGAAGGTCGTCAGCACGGGGGTGAACTTCGCACCAGCATCAGCCAGGAAGTCCGCCCATATACCCTTGACGCCCTTGACGCTGTTGGTGTAAGAACCTGCTGTGCGGGTGACGTCCTGCTGCGCGTCGCCGGTCTGCGCCAGGATCGCGTTCCAGCGGACCTGCACCTTCGTGGCTTCGTCCAGCGTGTTGAACTCGTCAGTGATCCCCATCTGGAGCATGGACTGCTTGATGGCCGTATCGTTCAAAACGATGCCCATGCTTTTCAGGCCCTCGGTCTCGCCCATCAGGCCGCTGCGCAGCTTGTTGAAGGCGTCCTCGTCGGCCAGATTGTTGAAGCTGGCAAGGTCATAAGACAGGCTGGTCATCATTTCCGACATGACGGAGGCGTCCTCCGCACCCATGCCGATGCCCGTGAAGATCGCACCGCTGTCGGCCAGGAAGCCCTTCACTTCGTTTTTGCTGCGGTGCGCAGCGGCCGCGAAGTTCTCGGCCCAGGTGTTTGTGGCGTCCGCAGCGCCTTTGAATACGGTCTCAAACTTGGAGTTTGTTTCCTCCGCATTGGCCGCAGCGTCGATGGCTGTGCTGCAGAACTCTTTGATCGCTTCGACGCCTTTCTTGATGATGGCAAGGCCCGCGGCAGCTGCCGCCACCTTTTTCAGAACGCCGACCAGGTTTTCACCCGCGCCCGCGCCCTTCTTGCCCATATCATCCAGCCTGCGGCCGGTGTCGTCCGCCTGGGTGCCCAGGCCCCTGGCGTCTTCCTCCGCGCCGTTCAGGGCCTTGCCCAGCGTGGCCTTGATGGTCTGGATCGGGTGCTTGAAGGCGTTCCCGATGTCTGTCGCCACGCTTTTGGTCGCCGCCCCCATGCCCTTGAATTTCGCCTGAACATTGGAGACAGCGGCCCCCAGGCCGGTGCGCAGCGTCTTCGCAAGGCTGTCGCCCTGCTTGATGCTCTCCAGCATGGCGCTGCGCACGCTGGTGCCCATTTTCGTGCCCGCGCCGGACACGTTGTTAAAAGCAGCGGTGGCGCGGGTGCCGACGTCGGTCAGGCTGGTGCCGATCTGCTCCAGCTTGTCGGCGGTCTGCTCGGCTTCTTCCTGCACCTTCCGCTGCTTTTCGTTTAATTCGTCCAGGGGTGCGGTGTCTGTTCCAAACTGCACCCCGAAGGATAGGCTGCGGCTGTCTGCCATAACACCCCTCCTATTCTTTCTGCTGTTGTTCTTTCAGCTGCTGGACAAACATCTTCTTGGCGGCGATGCACTCGTAATACTCGGCCATGTCCATGGATTTCAGGTCCCTGTACGTCAGGCCGTCGCCGTCGAAAAGCATAAACCAGAACTGTTTATTTCTTGTCGCCCGCCGCTGCGCTGCTTCCGGACTTCTTTCCCGGTCGAAGAAAGCGTTCGATCTCGCGGATCAGCAGCTCCGGCGTTTCGATGTCCTCGTTTTCCTCGAACGCTTTCAGGCCCTTGCTTGCCACATTGGCCGGGGATGTGACGACGTTCTTGAACATGATGTCCATATAGCGCGCCGTGTCGCGGCTGCCGCTGCCGGTCATGCCGCATTTGTCGTTCTGCTCGAAGTACCACTGCGGGGAAACGCTCTGCAATTCGTAGTCGATCCCCAGCACATTAACTGTCTCGTGTCTTGCCATTTTGAATCTAAACCACCTTTCTGGAATGTTCGGAGGGCATGTTACCATGCCCTCCGCGTTGTATTTCGGTAAACGCCCCCGCAGCTGCGGGGTGCCGCGCTTGCGGCCCATCAGTCTCTGAACACCATCGTCGGGACGTAGATAGAGACTTCAATGGAGCCGCTGTCGTCGCCGCCCTCGAACTTCGGGACTTTCAGGATGCGGCAGTCCTGATGGCTGATGATGAAGCCGCCGTCGTCGTTTGCGTTGCGCAGCGTGACAGCCACCTGCGCACGATCCTGCGCCAGACGGCGCAGGCGGACCAGCGACGCGCTGGAGCCGAACAGGGTAAACTTTATCGTGCCCGATCTGTCGGCGTTCAGAGCGTACACGGTGTCGCCCTGGATGCCCGTTGTGGGGGTCACGGCGTCCTTGTTATGCTCCGCGCTGACTTTGCTGCCGTCAGCATAGCCGGTCACTTTTGCGCCAGCTACGATCAGGGAGATTTTCTCAGGATCAAATACCATGGATTTTCCCTCCTTATTCGTTGGCCGTCACCAGTGCGACGGTCAGGGTGCCAGTAACTTTGACGCCGTGGACGCCGCCGCGGACGGTGGCTTCCCATTCAATCGGCGGGATCACGCGGTTGCGGGCCTGCTCGTCGGTGGCGTCGGCGCGCTTCGGGATCACGACATTGTAGCAGCCCTTGCCGTTCTGCTTCATAATGATGCCGTTGTCTACAGCATCATCAAGTGCCGCGATCACGACGCCAGCGATGGCCGCGAAGCCGTCGTCGTCGTAGCCGATGTTCTCGGTGTCCACCAGTTCGTTCACCAGGCGCTTGCGCATGGTCTGCTTGATCTGCCAGCGGCCGATCACGGTGTCAATGAAGTCGCCGTCCGTGCAGATGCCCTCGCTCATGTACTCGCGCCCGTGGCGTTCGATATACATGTTGTAGCGGCCTTCCAGCAGGTCCTCACGGTCCGTACCCTTCTCGTCGGTGACAGGGATGCCGAACAGCTCCTTCCACTTCCAGGTGACGCTGGTCGGATAGTTGGGGGCGACGCGGCCCACCCACGCCGCGGGGATGGATGTGTTGTCGGCGTCGTGATTGTA